AAGAAGCGCCCGCTAGTGATCAACCGCGATAAATCCGCGATTGCCGAAAGCGACAACATTGTTTACGCAGGCTGCTACGTCAACGGGATCGTTAGCCTGTGGGCGCAGAACAACCAATACGGCAAGCGGATCAACGCGCAGCTCGACGGCGTACAGTTCGTGCGTGACGGCGATCCGTTCGGCGATGGGGCGGTAGGCGTAGATGCGTTTGACGTGTTCGGCGTAGACGACGAAGACTTTTAAATTGATGTGATTAAACGTGCCGCTGATGGGTAACTGTCAGCGGTATTTTTATATTCAATTTTTAAAAGGCATTGTCTTGATAATTATCGACACCGAAGTTTACAAAGACTATTTTTTACTGTGCATTCTTGAACTGTCAACAGGTAAGACCCGTCGATTTGAGATGTACGAGGGAAAGACGTTCGCGGTGGCTGACGTTAAAAACCTCATGCAGCGCTACACCACGGTTTCGTTCAACGGCAACAACTTTGATTTACCCATCATCGCCGCAGCCCTTGCGGGCAAATCATGCGCACAGCTCAAAGCAATATGCGATGAGATCATCACCTCGCACGTCCCGGGCTGGCAGATCTACGACAAGCACGGCTTGGACAGATCGACGTTATGGGACCACATCGACATTATCGATGTAGCCCCCGGCTCAGGCAGCCTCAAGATCTACGGCGGCAGGCTGCACACTCCTATGCTGCAGGATCTTCCGATCAAGCCCGAGTCGAGCATCACCCCGGCCATGCGCAAGCAGCTGCGCGACTACTGCGTAAACGATCTGGTGATGACCGCTGCGCTGTATGAGCAGCTCAAGCCTGCCATTGAGCTGCGGGCACAGATGTCGAAAGAGTACGGCATGGACCTGCGCAGTAAGTCGGACGCGCAGATCGCTGAGACCATCATTAAATTTGAGTTGAATAAGCGCACCAGTAAGACTTACCGACCGCCGGTTCTAAAAGACTACAGCTTCGTGTACAAAGATCCAAAAATTATAAAATTTACCAGTAAACAACTGACGGACGTGTACAGCCGAATCCGAAAGGACAAGTTTACCCTCGGTGGAAGTGGCAGCGTTGTGATGCTGGAGTGGCTGCGCGATGAGTGCATCGTGATTGGCTCTACCGAATACCGCATGGGGATCGGCGGACTGCACAGCTGCGAGAAGTCGCAGTACATCGTGGCAGGTGAAGACGAGCTGCTGTCAGACTTCGACGTGGCGTCGTACTACCCCAATATTATTCTGCAACAGAATTTAGCACCGGACTCGCTGGGTAAACCTTTTCTTGATGTGTACCAAACGATCCTTGATCGACGCATCAAAGCCAAACGTGCTGGCGACAAAGTCACAGCAGAGACATTAAAGATCGCCGTCAACGGATCGTTCGGTAAGCTGGGCAGCAAGTACTCTGCGCTGTATGCACCGGAGATTCTGATCCAGACGACCATCACCGGGCAGCTCGCGCTGCTGATGTTGATCGAGCGGTTTGAATTGGTGGGTGGGCGCGTGGTGAGTGCGAATACCGATGGGGTCGTCGTGCTGTACCACAAAGACTTAGAGCAGACGATGGCGCAGATCGCGTGGGACTGGATGCTGGACACCAGCTTTCAGCTTGAGGAGTCCCGCTACAGCGCACTGGCCAGTCGGGACGTGAACAACTACGTCGCCATCAAACTGGACGGGTCAGTGAAGTGCAAAGGCGTGTTCGCCGCTGGCGGGTTAGCGAAGAACCCTGATCGCGAAATTATTTACGATGCGGTGGCGCAGCATATTGCAAAAGGCACCGCGATTGAAACAACGATACGTGCCTGCACGGACATTAAAAAGTTTCTGGTCCTGCGCAAGGTCAACGGCGGTGGTGTGTGGCGCGGCATCTACTTGGGTCGAGCCGTGCGGTTTTATCTATCGACATCGATCCCTATCGACGAGTGTATTCACTACAGCACCAACAGTAACCGTGTTCCAAAATCTGCCGGTGCCATGCCGCTGATGGTGTTACCCAAAAACTTTCCGACAGATGTAGACTACGAGTCTTACATCTGTGAGGCAGCAGATCTTCTGGTGGAGATCGGATATGTTGGAAAAAAAGATCGAGCAGGCGCTACTCGAAAGGGTCAAAACCTTAAATGGGACATGTGAAAAATTTGTCAGCCCCGGCAGGCGTGGGGTGCCAGACAGGATTGTGACGTTGCCGGGTGGTCGCATTATTTTTGTAGAGTTAAAGAGCCCCACTGGGCGACTCAGCCCATCACAGATACGTGATCATGAGCGGCGCATCCAGATGGGGTGTGACGTCAGGGTCATCAACAACATCGAGGATATAAATGCTTTCCCGTGAAGATCTCCACCCGTACCAGCTGCGGGCAATTGAATACATCAAAGACAAGAAGCGCTGCGGCTTGGCCTTAGCGATGGGGCTGGGCAAAACAGTGGCCAGCCTCACCGCCGTCAACGACCTGCTGGACGGCTTTGTCGCGACAAAGGTGCTGGTGATAGCACCACTGCGCGTGGCCAAAAGCGTATGGCCGAAAGAAGTCACGCGCTGGTCGCACCTGTCTCATCTAAAGGTCAGCGTGTGTCTGGGCACCGAGCGTCAGCGACTGGCGGCCCTGCAGACTACGGCAGACATCTATACAATCAATCGCGAGAACGTGCCTTGGCTCGTCACGCAGTATCGGGGCAAATGGCCTTTTGACTGTGTGATCATTGATGAGTCCTCGAGCTTTAAAAACTCTTCCTCGCTGCGCTGGAAGGCGCTCAGGCGCACCTTGCCGGAGACCTATCACATGATACTCCTTACGGGTACACCGTCCCCCAACGGGCTGCTGGACGTGTGGTCACAGCAGTATCTGATCGACTACGGAATGAGCCTTGGCCGCACCATGACGGGGTACAAGCAGCGGTTTTTTGAGGCCGACTACATGGGGTACAAGTGGTCCCTGCGTAAGGGTGCCGCTGAGGATATCCAGCAGCTCATGTCCTCGAGCTGGCTGAGTATGTCGGCGGAGGACTATCTAGAGTTACCCGAGCGGATAGATTTAGTGGAAAGCATTGTGCTTTCGGAATCTATCAAGCACGAATACGACCAGTTTGAAAAAACGCTGTTGGCAGATCTGCCTGACGGGGAGTTTGTTGAGGCGGTTAACGCCGGGGCGTTGGCCACGAAGCTCCTGCAGTGGTGCAACGGGGCGCTTTACACCGGGGAGCACAAACGCTGGGCGTTGATCCATGACGCAAAAATAGACGCACTGGCGGCAATCGTGGAGGACAACGACGAGCCTATGTTGGTCGCCTACAATTTTAAAAGTGATCTTGAGCGGCTGCAAAAGGCTTTCCCGAATGCCGCCGTGCTGGACAAAGACCCGGCGACCATCGACCGCTGGAACCGAGGCGAGATCAAGATGCTGCTCGCTCACCCCCAGTCGGCAGGTCATGGTCTTAACCTGCAGGACGGCGGTGCGCTGTGCGTGTGGTTCGGCCTGAGCTGGTCGCTGGAGGCGTACCTGCAGTTCAATGCGCGGCTGCACCGGCAAGGGCAGACACGCCCCGTGCGGATCATTCACCTGATCGCACAGGGCTGTCTGGATGAGCGGGTGATGAGTGTGCTGCAAGACAAGGATTCCCAGCAACGCTCGTTGCTGGATTCGCTAAGAAGGTAGTTATAAGGCCCCCGGCCCTGTGACTGCCCACCCACTTGTAATGGTGGGCCGGGGGTTTCGTGCTCGGTGTCACCTCATTACCCATTTGCAATTTTCAGTTTCTTACGCGGGTCGTGATCCGTGATCGGACCCATCGCGCTGGCCCCTCTGGGCACGTCAGTTACCTTACCGCCCTTGGCAAGGTACTGCTTGATCTGCTCTTCCAGCTTCTCGCGCTCAGGGGTTTGAGTGTCTGATGCGCGGCTCAGGTTGTGGTAGTACGTGTTGCTTCTCATCGCCCAGTGCTCCCGAACCCACCCTCGCCTCGCTCCTGCGCTGCGCTCTCATCGTCCTCGTCAACGTGTCCAGTTACGAAATAAGACCCACACTCGTGGTTGTGCATGAGCGCGTCTAAAGATTCCTGAAACGCACCGAATATCTTCTCGGGCGTAAAGTACACAAGCAGCCCATCGACAGTCGTCACACTGCTCATTTCAATCACCATGCCCTCTGTCTGGCGCTCCCATATGCGAGCCTTCTTCTGGAGTTCTTCTTTTGTCATCACACACTCTCCTCGATTGTTTTCCTAACCAAATATCTGTGGCCGATCTGCACGTACTCCCGCCCCCTGTGCCTCATGATTATGCAGCGTCGGTGGGCGTGTCCGACCATCACGTCATCGTGCGGCATCCCGCCGCCTTCCATTATTTTACGGGCCAGAAAGTCGTAGCTCCCTACACTAAGCAATCGGGCCAGAAGCACGGGTTTAAACTGCACTGGCAGCCCACCCACACGTCCATACGCCCCGGTCTCGCACCAGTTTTTATCGTAGTTCGGAGGGTTTGATAGGTCAACGCCGTACACCACATGCCCTCCCGCGACCCCGGTTATCGCATTAGCAGTTGCCATTGTATCCGCTCCTGCGCCGCGCTTATTTCAGTCAACAAACTATTGGTTTTTCCGCATGTGCGGCACACGTCAGTAAACACCTCTCTTGTACTCAAAAGCAGGCTTCTTGTGTGTTCTTCGGGCAAGCCAAACCCAGAGATTTTTGAAATCTGTATTTGAGTGCCGCAGCTACATGTGTAGTCGTAGGTCAAAGTGGGCACCACTGTGCCGCTGTCGGATGTGACCGTTAGCTTCAATACTTCGTTATCGCTCATCACACCCGCTCCTGCGCTGCGCTCTCACCTGCCAGTGCAAAGTAAGCTGCACCGTCTTCATACGAATCGGCACGGTATCTACCCGCCTGTGCTCTGACCATTTTCAGGCAGGCCATGAACAGCCAGCCCTGCTCTTCCGTCAGTCCATGCTCGGTCAACGTGTTGAACATGGCCACCGTCTTGCCCATGCTGCGCTCGCCCTGCGGCTGGTCGTATGTCGCTGCGCGTTCTTCCATGTGACCGATTGCGGTCTTGAGTATTTGCGGGGCAGTGGGTATTGCTGGCTCCTGCATGGGCGAGTGTTCTTCGCAGTACCCTGATGCGTCTGCTGTTTGTAAGCAGCCGCCTACTTGGCAATAAACGTAGTGCATACCTTCCTCCTAAGCAGCGCGATGCGCAGTTGGATTGCTGTTGTTAATACTTCATTGCGCCAGTGTCGGCAAGCGCAAAGGGCGGGGCCACGTGGCATCTTCCCCTTGTTTGCTACTGACAGGTATACCCGCGACAGGGCGTACTGCGCACGTGCCACGTTCAGCCAGCCGCGTAATAGTGATATTTTCATGGCTGCTCCTCCAGTGCGGCGATAAGGGCGTCTGCTAGGCCGACACTGTAGCGAGCCACGCCGTAGCCGTCTGCTTGAGAGCCATTCGCCAAAATCCCCTGCATCGCCGCCATCGCAAACTGCTCGCGCTTGGTCAGTACGTGTAACGGCGATGGCGGCGCGTCTTCCTCGTCGGTAACGTCCAGTTGAACGGCGCAGATGTATATATACCCACCCCCACGCGATGCTGTCTTCTGCACTTCAACACGGCCAGCTTCCCGTAGCCCCCGGATTGCGTCGCGTATGGCTAGGCGCAGGTCGTCCACGTCCATGCTTGTCAAAAGTCTTTTCCCCGAGATGTCTATCGCGTGCTTCAAATCTTTCGTGGTGAACGGCGAACCGTTCAGACTGTAGATCACGTCTTCCACCGCGCCACGGCGGGACCAGCTTGAGTATAGGGGGGTCATTCAAACACCTCCACCATAGCTATCAGATACA